AGATACGTGTTGGGTCATTATCTAAGTTACCAATAACCCATTTACGAACACCACCAAAGTCTTTTTCTTTGAACGCTTTGATAAGTTCAGCTAACTGAAGTTCGCCTACAGAAGATAAGATACCTTCGTCAATAGTTCCACCGGCAGAATATCTTTGTAATTCATTTAGAATTCTACGATTGTCAGGAAAGTATTTTGCAACTAAAGAGCGGCAACTACAGGTTTCTTGAATGATATATTTTCTTCATCAAGTATATATTCAACTCGTTTAAAGAATTGTGTTGCTAGTTCTTTCTTAGAACCGTTAGTCTTAAAGTCAACTACTGCACATCTAGAATGTAACGGTGCAATGATACGATTCTTATAGTTACATGTGAAGATGAAAGAACAGTTCTTAGAGAACTCTTCCATTGCACCACGCAACGCTGGCTGAGTTGAATTTGGGTTTAGATAGTCAGCCTCATCTATGATGATAACCTTGCGCCCACCCCCAAAACTCATCGAGGATGCGTAGTGTTTTATTTTAGTTCTGAAAGTATCAATACCGGATTCGTCTGAACCGTTGATAACTAGGTAATCACAACCGACTTCATCACACAAGGCTCTTGCAACGGTTGTCTTACCGATACCAGGACCGCCAGCAAGTAGCAGATTAGGAATCTTACCGTCTTTTACATATTGTTGAAAAGTTTCTTTGATTGAAGGATGTAGGATACAATCTTCAATTTTATGTGGGCGATACTTCTCCACCCATAACATGTGGTCTTTCATTCAAATACTCCATAATATAATATAAAAAATTAAGCATCAAGTGCTACACGTTTCCACTTATCACCAATTTTAAGCCACAATCTATCATCTTTACCAACTGTCATAGATACTTGATTCGTAGGATTGAAACTAGGTATAATATACATACCACCCATGTTAGATTGTGCTTCTTTTTCTTGTCGTGCTCTATTATCAGCCGCAAGAGTTAGTATGCCAGTAGCATCACCTTCAGGTGCAAGGTGTGCAAAATCTTTCTTTGTTGGCTCAGGTGTAGGTATAACAACAGGAGTTGTATTTGCCATGGCGGCAGATGCTCCCGCAACTGCTACCCCTAGCAAACCGAAACTTCTTAAGAAAGTTCTACGACTCATTTTACTTCCTGCACAGCACCGTAAAGTGTTTCAAACTCTGCACTCTCTGCAACTTCTGCACTAAAGTTTTGTTTGAACTTTACTTTTGCCATTTTCTTGATGATTTTCTTAGGAATCTTTGTAGAATCAAATGTCAAGTTAACAATATCTGAAATAGATTCATTAATTGCTTGTACTTTTGTCATACAAAGAACAATCTCTTCAATGTTACCTTTTAGGTCTTTGAGTTGTTCTTCATCGAATGTACCGTATAACGTATTTACTTTTAATGACATAATTACTCCCAAGATTCAAGTGTGATCCAATAAACTAAATCAATAGCAGAGTTAGTGAATTGGGCAAAGTTTTCGCTGAAGATAACATCATATTTACCAGGAATCAATTTAAGATTCTCGGTTTTAAATGTTGCTTTAAATGCATCACCTTCATATATACCAATTTCAATCTTATTGATATGTGAGGCATCATTCTTTTCTTCATAAGAAGTAGCATAGACTTTCTTACCGTCAGATTCGATTGTAATTGAATCGTGTTTTAAGACATGTGCGCTTTTGATAATTGAGTTTAGATTATCTTCTGTCAGAGTTACTTCTGCAAGAGTTTCTTCAATCTCTAAATCACCGTCCGGTGCACAAACGATATTGTTCTTTTCTGCTTTGCGATATGTGATTTTGCTTTTCGTAGATGCACTCTTGAAAACTACATCATTACCTTTGAAATCAAGTTCAGTATCTTTGTACAATGTATGTACTGTTAAGAACTCATTCAAATCATAGATGCAAAAATCTTCGGGGAAGTCATCTTTGACTGTTGTTTTGACCATGATGTTCTTCAAAGGTGAAACAGTTTTAAGTACTTTACCTTTCTTGAACTCAATGTTCTGATTGATACCAGCAAGATGCTTTAAGGTATCTATTGTTTCGTTTGATAATTTCATTTGTTCTCCATAATGTAAAAGTTAATTATAGCCTTTTTCATGTGTTGTGTCAAGGGAATATTTAACGTCATGTTCGTATAAAAACATTAAACAACACATTGCGTGTGCTAAATGATTCATACCAGTTTCGGGGTCAAGTTGTTCACCTTCTTTCCATGCCCATATATGTCGTTCCATTGCATCAAAGTATCTGCGCTTAGAATCCGGTACATGTTTCCAGTTATCTCTTTCATACTTCTGTGCACCGAAAGTAAGAACTTTCACAACTTCTTTTAGGGCAAGAGGCGGTAACAAACCATATTCTAGTTTATTACCGTCAAACTTACGACCGCCAGTTGTTGCTGTTTGGGAAGCCTTTACAACATCAATGGCGGTTTGCATTACAGTTCTCCAACAAAGTTAGCGACTGCTGGCATATCACCTTTAAAGTGATAAGTACCGATATGGTCTGTTTTCATCCATGGACATAACCAGATTTTACCGCCGATGTTTCTCCACCATTGACAGAACATATAATCTTCTGATAGATATCTTTCAGATTTCTCGTCAATAACTGTATCGAAATATGCGTGAATGTAACGAGTACCGTCAAAGTGTGCTTGACCAACGTGGTCTGGCTTATAGCGAAACTCTGGATATGCAAGTTCCCACTTAGGGAATACTTCACGTTTAACCATCATAAAGCCAGTACCAATTTCCATAACTTCTAAAGGCTCTGTTACGTTAAACTGTGCAGTACCTTTTACTGGATTAAAAACATAGTCACCAGTAACGTTCTCTAACATTTGTGGCTCTATCTTTGGGTTTCTTTCAAGTGCTTTTGCAACTGAACGCCACTTGATTGCTTTCTTAGGATATGGTGCACCAATAACTTCTTTGTCGATTGCTAACATAGCATAACGTCTTGTGGGTTAAAGTGAATATCGGCATCTAAGAATAATAGATGTGAACAGTCTGAACGATGCAAGAATTCATCAACAAGATAATTTCTAGCACGAGTAATTAAGGATTCATTGAAGAGAAACGAAAACTTAATTCGAATTCCATACTGCATACAAATCGCTTGCAAGTCTAAACAGGCTTTAGCATACAACCCGTGATTGTTTCCACCGTACATAGGTGTGGCTACAAATAGACTCTTTTTTTGTAACTCTTCTTTTTTTATTGAAATTTCCATTTGCTCTCCAAATAATAAAAAAGGATGCCCGAAGGCATCCTACGAACTTAGGCTGTCAATGGGTTACCATTGTGACGGCGGCTAAAAGAATAGCCGGCAGCCAAAGCATACTGCACTAGAGACTTAGTTGCTGGTCCCATTGTGTAATAGTTAACACGTTTACCTTCACTATTACGGCGTCTACCTGTGTAGATGCAATGACCTTCTTTGCGAAGTTCTTCAATACGTGCTGGAACGTTTGCAACACCGAAACGGGCTCTTGCTTGTGCAACTGTAAAAGTTTGCTCGTTTTTCAATGCTTGCAACATTTTTTGTTTTGCTGATAATGTAGTCATTCTAACTCCTATAATAAAAATAACAATAAAGCTCAATTACTTGAGTATGACAATTATACTACTATTTAATACTTTTGTCAACGATTTCTGCGGTACACTTAAGGTTTGTAGAACACAAATACCGGTTCATACTTTAACCACATACCATTCACCTTACAGAAATTCTTTGCTTTGGGTAATCCTGTTTCCGAATCAACACGATTCCCACCTGGCATCTGTGCAAGAGCCATTTTAATCTTACCTTTATAGACCATACCTAATGATTCTAGTATGTCTTGACTATCTTTTTCTAACGGCAACATATCACCACCGAATACGGCATCTGCAATGTTCCATAGAATGTATCTGTCGTTCTTCAACCATGCAACGGCAGTTTCTAATGTAGGACGTAAAAAGCCTTCTCGCCATTCATCATACTGACCGAACTTTTTATAAGACTGCTCAGGGTCTTCTGAAT